AGTATTAACGAATTGCTCAATATTCATCATGCGTGTATACTTAACAAAGTAAATCATGCTGGTTCGTTATCACTTAACGATTTTAGTATTAACCCTAACTAACAACAATTGCCCTCTAATCATCCAAACTAAATGACACAAAACAAACAAGATTTGATCTCTGCTGTTAAAGAACATCATGTAAGAAAAGACTTTGCTTATGATGCCAAAGTTATCGAACAAAATGTAAACAAACTAGCACAATATGTTGAAGAAGATCATAAACGAAAGTATGCAAGTTTGCCTATCAATGTAACAATTAAGAGAGGTAATAAGTATTGGAAAGTTATTACTGACAATTCAGTACATTGCTTTGTAGATAAACTAAATGGTGACGTATTTAAACCTGCTAGTTGGAATAAACCTGCTGCAATTCCTCGTTACAACTTATTAATTAATGCTCAAGATTGCTTTAACAATGTTGATAGTAACGGAGGATACTTATACCTTAGATAATAACACTATACTATGACCATCTTTGCCCACTATCTAACAACAATTACAATGAAGTTTTCCACAGGTTTTCAACAACTTACACTACAATCTGTGGATAATAGTGTATATTTAAAAGGGTTAATTAAACATATGTACGTGTTATTTACTTTGCCCTTATTTGACTCTAGTTAGTGTTATCTAAGATCGTAACATAGCGAGATTTTTTTGTCAACAACTATGACGAAATATGCCAATAGTTGCTAACACCTTGACATGACACATTTCTTGCTATATAATAACAATGTAAGCACAATTACAATGGGAAGGACATACAAACGCAATGACCCTTATTCATCACATAAGGCGAAAAGTTTGCATGAAAAGAGAAAACAATCCAAAACAAAGTATAGGAGGGAAAATGTTAACGATTCCACAAGTCCTGTGGAAAAGTATCACAAACCCCGCACAGATTACAATCAACCCGCATAACACAATTATCCCCTAATTTGCATGTCTAAAGTAACAACAATTAAGACAATTCCCCCAGTAGATGTTAAATTGTGGTCACACGGTTCTAAACACTTTTGGGCGTATAATTACCCACAATGTAATAAGAATGGACCGTTTAAAAGCGAGAAGTTAGCATTACTGGACGCAACGCAATTTAGCAGCGATAGTTAACAACAACTGTGCATGCAGGTGAGTATCACATAGTGGGTCATATTGCATGCACTAAATAACATTTAACGTATACACACTAATTGTTAATTAACAGTTATTAACTTTTCGAGTTTGTGTAACCTACAAAAGTATAGCATCGAGCGAGAAATAAAAAAATTCCCAATATAAAAAATTCCCCCATAGGTTTTTAAGTGTCAGAGTTTAATCAAAGTCCATCGGAGATCGCCCAAGAAAAATTAAATGAGGAGTATGCAGATCTCATAGGTCTCCCTTGGCCTGGTAGGAGATACCCAGGTTGCTATGACGTTATACAGAAATACGTACAGAGTCGCCTTGGAAGGTCTCTGAAGTCCTTCTCAGGACTCTATACAGCATTCACTGATGAAGCAGTGGCAGAAGAAGATGGTCTCTGGATAAGCAAACCAGAGTGGGGAGAGGATTGGGATATGTCTATCTTACAGAAGAGCGACCTACTCTTGTTTAAGATATACACAGAAGCACTCGGTGGTGGGTATGCAGATAAGAATGGAAAGTCTCCCAACCACGGAGCGATTTACCTAGGCGATGGGTGGATGCTTCACCAGTTATGGAAGACAGACTCATGTATTGTGAGACTTGATAAACATTATCGCAAGTGTTGTGTAGGTATAGTGAGGGAAAATGCTACATAAAGCAGATATACAAGTCAAGTATGAAATGAAACGATTCACACTACGAATAGAAGAAGATGACTATGGGGATAATTATATACACATCCCTGAAGATGTTATGCGAGAATGTGGGTGGGATATAGGTACTGAGTTAGAATATGAGGAAGAGACTGATGGAAGTATTATTTTACACAAGGTAGACGAATGAGATACAATCAGATATGCTTGACCTTATTGGTTATATGCAATATAATTAACTTAATAAAAAATTAGCGTCTCAAAAAATCGAAATTCATTATGGAGACCCCTCAGTTTAAATCAGACGAAGAATTCTTTGCATGGACATTTAAAAAAATTAGCGAGTCGATCTCTAATCTAGCAAAGAGATTGGAGCAAGTGGAAGAAGGCATACAAAAAATCCCTCCCCCAGGTGCTGATATGATCAAGTACAAACCGCCTGGTAGTCCTACGTACCTTAATCTTAAGGAATTATTTGAAACTCTCTTCGGAGCAATAAACCATCTGGAAAATAGACTAAATAAGATAGAAGAAAAACTCAGTGAGTAATGCCAGCCTATATTCAGGAGACTGGTAGGAGCTTTCCTAATCCTATTAAGGGTGGCGGTTTCAATCAGGAATTTAAAAGACCTAGTAGCGGTAACTATGATACGTCCTCGGACTATCCTGGTCAAGGGACTGGTATGGCTTATAGTATCACCTTTGAAGATGGTGGTCCTGGTAGTCTCCCTATGGGCAAGGATGTAGTACATTACATTGGTGATGAAGAGCCTACTAATGTAAATGCTAATGGTAATGAGAGAGTAGGTATATACAGATTTTATAGGGCAGCGAAGGATGATCACAAGTATAGTCGTGATCCACAGTTAATAAAGAGAGATTTCGGTTGCGAAAACGAAAGTTGGCAACGTGCTGCTTCGGGATATAACCCTGAACCACGTAAAGGGTCACCTGTAATGTACATTATGTTTGCACAGGTACCTAATTCAGTACCTCTTAAAGCATTTTACTCTCATTGGCCCGATGATACCCAGTTATGTGCTGGTACAAACGTCCCTACTGGGTTACAGGGAGTAGGTTGTGGTAGAAACAAGTATAAAGAAGTAGATACTTTAGGATATGTCTTCACTTCAGAGGCAGATGCACGTGCATATTGCTCTCCTGGTGAGGATCCAGTGCCAATTTATGAGTATTTGCACCCAGACCCAGATCATTTCTATACTATAGACCCTGCTAATGAAGTAAGACTAGCAGATAATAGTCCTATTCCACCTAAAGAGTCATTAGATAAGTCATACAGTTACCTGGGGATCATAGGATGGGGTTATAAGACACGTGCGTTAGATAGTCCAACTGATCTCATCCTTGATATTGGTAAGATTGGACCTACTGGACAGTGTATTGATAAGTCTGATTGGTATGATTATTCCTGGGGAGACCAATTAGACTATGATGAAGATGGTGGTGGATGGTCTGAGTTCATGTATCGTCAGATGCGTGACTCTAGTGGTGCCAGTATAGAAGGTCCACCTAATGTTAATGGTTGGGGATGGCCTGATAATGTAGACATAGAAGATAACGAAGCACTATTCGAGTGGTCATACGGTCTGAGTGGTGCTGTAAAGGGTGCTGTACCACGTTTCCTTGGGTTTGAGGACTCTTATGACTCCCAGTTTGTATTTTACCTATATGATACTACATTCCCTTGGAATGGTCCTATATTCTCCTCACAGTATATTCTGAGTAATGCTCAGTGTTGTCCTAATACTACTGACCCTGAAGGATGCCCTCATTGTGCTCCTGTATGGACGTATCACAGTCACTTCTATGAGATTAATTCAGATGTATGGAATACTACTAAAACTAAACTATCACTACATGATGCTAGTAGCGTAGGTGTAAACGAATCATACTGGACTGTAGATACTGAGACACCTATTGTATTCTTCCGTTATACTACACGTACTGGTGACTTTAGTCCTGGTGAGAAGATCAACGGTTGGGATGTAGTATCAGTCTATTACTTCGGTGATGAGCTTAAATGTGGAATAATGGAGCTCACTTGGGATAATAGTAATGATAATAAGTGGTATGTTAACCCTGCTGCTATAGCATGGCGTATCACTGATAGTAACAATGCGGAGATAACTAACTCAATTACTGAAAAAGGTGCGTGGTTGGGTGTAGGCACACCTAATAACCCCGCAAATGGTTGGACATCTCATATGAAGTCATACGGTATATACCCAGTTATACCCGCAGACGACGCAATAGATCCTAATATAGGAGTGTGGCAAGTGCATACTGCGACATTCACTATCGCAACTGCTGGGGATTACTCCTTAAGAATAGAATCTGATAACTACGGTTATATGAAAATTACGGATTCTGGTAACACTGTCCTTGTAGATAGAGAGATTGTTTACGCTAATGGTATGGGTGGTGAGACTTTCGCTATGACACTTGGTGCAGGTACTTACACTTTAGAGACTAGAGTTAAGAATATTAGTAGAGAGGTTGATCCTGAGATATTTGAATATGAGGAGCAGTTTACATCTAGTGATGGTGGTACTGCTGAGATACTAGCAGGTTATGGTATACCTAATAAGTCTGCATTCTGTGGTACATATGAATTCCCTAAGAAGATATCCTACTGGAAAGTTGAGATCGATCCTAAAGCACTTATACCACACCGTAATATGGATGAGGCAAAGCTTGAAGCAATAGTAGATGATGACGGATCTATATCTCAGGTAGTTGTTATTAATGGTGGTAGAGGGTACGTTAATCCTACTATTAAAGTTATGGATCCGCAGGGTTTAGATGATTTCTCCCCTAACGATAGTTCCAGCTTCATGGCAGATAAGTTAGGAATGGATCCTGATGCGGAAAAAGCAATTGCGGATCCTGATAAAGAGGATACCTCTATGTCTACAGCAGACTTCAAGACACATACACGGATATGGGAATCCTCTACTACTGCTGTTGATACAGAGGATAAGAATAATGACCTATACAAGTTAAAGAGAGCAGAAGTAGAAATCTCTCTATTAGATGATCAAGGTATAATAAGGTCAGTGCGTGTTATAGACGGAGGAGCAGGGTATAGTCAGGCAAACAATCCTATAGTGCACGTAGTAGATCCAGAGCAAATAAAATTTGAGGGAGTTAAAGATAGTGAGGGCAACTTCCAAGCTGGCGGTAAAGAGATGAAGGAAGCATCTGAGAAGATGGACGCAGCATGGGATCATACCTTTGAAAAGAAGGATGTGGTGTACGGTATAAGGGATGAGGCAACACTTGATGATTACACTGTACAACCTATATCTAGTACAATAGATGCAGAAGGGTCGCAGACTAGGAGTGTAGTTAAGGAAGCAATGAATTATGATCCTAATGCTCCTGCTAACAATGCTACTCAAGTATACGTTGAGGTACCAGATAGTTACATTCGTGCAGCAGCAGACGGAATAGATGATGATGTAACAAAACTTTGCTTTAACCTTCCTGCTAGTTGTATTGAGATTAACGGTAATGCTAACTTACCAGCAGCAATGCCAGATCAAGAGCAGTTTCAATTTGTCTCTGCTGCTGAACCTGGTGTAAAGGAGTTTGAGGATAATACAATGGGATATGCATATAATGCCGTATCCGCAGCAGATACCTTTGGTTCTAATATGTCCCACCTATACGGTCCTTTCGGACAAGACAAGTGTATTGAAGTGGTACAACCTAAACTCTATAATATTACACGGTGGTTTGATATGCCTTGTGCGTACTTAGATACTAATGAGGAAGGGGAGCGTAAAGCATTCGGATGGTTACCGTATAAGTATTGTGCTTCTAAAGATAAGGAAGCTACATTCAGAGTATCAATGGAAGTAGAGGGATATGTTGGTGGTACTCAAGGACCAGCATTCATGGATTTCCTTAGAGAGTTGCCAGTGCCCTTCCTACAGGAGAAGAGACCTATAACTACTAATGCTGGTGAGAAGACTTGGAAATGTAAGCGGAGTAGTATAGATGGTAGATGTTACAGAGATCCTCAAGATCCTGGTAACATGGTCTTTGTTCCTGTGGGGTTAGATGAAAACACTTACGACTACAATAGATCTAACTATACAGAAGTAGAGCAATTGCAGATGTGGGCTGGTCAGAATATTAATGCTAGTGCAGCAGTGCAGACATGGTTAGGTCACCCTACGGCAGGTGATCCAGCAGGTACACCTCATTCTGTAGATTATACTGCATTAACCGTAGCAGCATGTACTAACAATGTACCACCCAATGAATGTTGGGATACATACGTACGGGGAGTTAATGCATCTGACGGTCCTCTTACTGTATACTGTGGTTATGATGCTAATGGTAATGGTATAGCAGGTCAGACTTATTGTCAGGTACCTCAATTGCAACCTAGTAATACTTGTCTAGCACTAGATAAGTGTATGGATGCATCTATTGCTATTAATCCTCAACGTATGAAGGGAGGTGGAAGTGATCAAAGAATTCTTATGGGTGCTTACAATGGTACTATGACTGTAAGAAACTGGTTAACAGGTGGAGTTATAGCCCTGGGTAGGGCGTTGAAGAATTATGGTAACCCATTCTTTGACGAATGTAATGAGACTGAAAACTGGACTGACGGCACCTCACTTAATGATGTAGTATTCCCTAAGAGGTTATAATATGGCATTTGGATATCTCTTACCAGTATCATCTCTAAACGGACTACCTTGTAGTGGTCATGGATTGTGTTTACCATCCACCATCCACTCTGTACAGGCGTGTGGCACCCCTCCAATCCCCTACAGCATAGTCATTAAGGAATATACGTGTTGGTGGCCCCCTCAACCCCTAATTCCTATATTCCCTGTTACTCCTTATAGGGCAACTGTGCAAGTAAATCGGATTCCGATTATGTTACACGGTGATACATTCATGCCACATATAGCGGTATGTACCAATATTGTTGTGTACATGTGTCCTTGTGGTAAATCTGTTTGTCCTACGCCTACTCCTATCCCTTGTAGCACCCTTACCATTGAAGATGGAGGTGGAGTAGGTCATACTAGGATCCTTATGGCAACAACGTTGACAGTATTTGCTCTGAAATTACCAATTGCTCGTATTTTGGATCCTCTAGGGGTTGGTTTTTCAGGATTTAGTTACCCTTGTTCATCTGTGGTTGCCTGGGGGCATGCAACTGTGCTATCATCATAGTAGTTTATCCAATAAAATGGCATTATACGGTACAACAGGTGGTTATACAGCACCTCCAGCAAAGAAAACTAGGCAAGGAAACTCAAAAAACACAAAATTAGCTGCTTCTTCTCGTAATGTAGCAAAGAAAAGGTATAGGGGTCAAGGAAAATAGTCGGAAAACCCTATAAATAAAAAGATATAGTGATAAATATCTTTAAAGTAGGTAAGAGATGCCCTCTTATAGGTTCAGATCTGAAAAATACGTCAGTAGAGGATTCAAGGATTTAGCAGTTTCGTTTAACTCTAACCCTTCTACTGGTGATTTTGGTGTGGTTAAGAATGAGAATGCTATAAAGCAGTCTGTTCGTAACCTCATTTTAACTATGTTCGGTGAAAGACCTTTTCAACCCTCTATTGGGTCAAGGGTTAAGATGCTTTTATTTGAACCATGGGATCCATTCTCAGTAGACAATATTAAAAGTGAGATATTTAACTGTATCAAGAGACTAGAACCACGTGTTATCCCCACTGGTGTCACTCTTCGTGATGATTCTGAAATTAATTCAGTACATGTTTCGATAGATTACACGATTGTTGGTCAACAAGAAGTGCAAAATGTCGATTTTCTCCTAGAAAAGGCATAAAATGGCAGCAATTCCATCACAATTAACGTCGTTAGACTTCTTTGAGATCAAAGAATCGATCCGATCGTACCTAAGAACAAGAAAAGAGTTTACGGACTATGATTTTGAGGGTGCATCTGCTTCATATTTGATCGATATACTAGCGTATAACACATATTACACAGCATTTAACGCTAACATGGCGTTAAACGAAGCATTTTTAGAGACTGCAACTGTTAGAGATAACATTGTAAGGATCGCAAAGCAGTTAAATTACACCCCAAGGTCAATTAAGGCACCGAGGGCATGTGTAAAGATGATTGCACAGACTAGTATTGGACTAAATGGCACCACTTTCCCAGAATTTGCCACCTTAAGTAAGGGTGATGTCTTTGTTGCAGACAATGATTTCGATTCTTATACCTTTGCATTGACTCAAGACATCCAAGTGCCTGTAGATAGTGGTACTGGATTGGCAACTTTTGATAATGTGCTTGTATATCAAGGTAATTTGTTAACTTATAACTATACAGTTGACTATACTAAGAAGCAAGACTACATTATCCCTGATGAAAACGTAGATACTGGTCTTTTGACTGTAGATATCTCTCCAACAGAGCAATCTTCAGAGACAGATACCTATAGTCCAGCAACAAATGTCACAAATGCTGATGGAACTTCCAGAATTTACTATTTGGAAGAGACTGATGACATGAGATACCGTCTTGTTTTCGGAGATGGGTCAATTGGACGTAAATTAATTGATGGTGAGTACATAAGAGTCTCATATGTGTCTACAGATGGGGTTGAAGCTAACGGTGCGAAGGGATTTAACTTCATTGGAACTGTTTTAGACAGTGATCAACGTGTTATAAGTCCAAATTCCATTAGTTTGACCACTAAAGACGCTGCTCAGGACGGTGAAGATCGTGAAACATCACTCTCAGTCAAGTTTAGAGCACCTAGAGCGTATGCAACTCAGAATAGGGCGGTTACTGAGAATGATTTCGAGCATATTGTCTCTGAGATCTACCCTCAAGCGGCATCTGTAACTGCTTTTGGTGGTGAAAAGTTAAATCCACCGATTTATGGAAAAGTTTATGTTGCAATTAGACCAAAAACAGGAAATAAACTGAATGCAACGACAAAACAGAAGATTAAGAAGGACTTATTGAAGTATTCTATAGCTTCTATCGAGCCAGTCATCATTGACCCAACCATTTTCTACGTTTTACCAAAATCTTACGTTTATTACAACGGAAATGACACTAGTTTGACTGGAGCACAACTCGGAACTAAGATTTTACAAGGAATTGACGCATTTAACAAAAACGGTGCCACAAATAGGTTTGGTAATCGTATAGATGGGTCTAAATTCGGTGCTATGGTTGATAGTAGTGATCCTGCTATTTCTGGTAACGTCACTCAGATGACTTTAGGTCAAAATCTTGACCAATTCACTTTTGGGCAAGTATTTACCCAATGTTTAGACTTTGGTAACCCACTTTATGATCCAAACGCTTATTCTGGATCTCCAGATGACGGTGATGATGATGGAACTGGTGGAAAATGTAAACCATCCTTCTCAGTTGTTAAATCAGGGACATTTTATGCCACTGGTTATACAGAAGACCTTGTAAACCTCACTTTGAGTGATGGGACGACTACCGCACAGGTTGCAACCCCTGGAATCTCCACACTTACCACTAATCAAGTTTTGGTACCTGTGAATATAAGAGATGATGGTCGTGGAAACCTAATTATGGTTACCACACGAGATGAGACCGAATTAACCCTTAACCCTTCAGTAGGTAGCGTTAATTATGGCACTGGTCAAGTCTGTGTTGGTCCTGTAGCGATTCAGGGCACTCCAGATGACACTACTAGACTACCAATTCAGGTATTACCTGCTGGTGGATCAATTGCAGTCCCACCAGGAGTAGATCCTACAATCTTTAACCCCCAAGTCAATCCAATTGACTATACAATCAACGATGTGTCAATCCCGACCTTCGATCCTAATAACTTTAATGGTTATAATTACGGTGATACAACTGGGATAAATATTATCGATTATCCCACGGATACTTTCACATATCCAGTCAGCGAATCCTGTTTCTAAGATAGATGCCGATTACAAAGAATATCAACGTCTCTGATAGAGTCGAGAATCAGTTACCCGAGTTCATTCGTCAAGAAGATAGACAGTTAGTCAATTTCTTGTTTGAATACTATAAGTCTCAGGAAAAAACAGGTCGTCCTTATGATATACTTAATAATTTACTAAGATACCTTGATCTTGACAGCTATACCTCTGAGCAATTAGATAGTGAAACTAACCTGCTCAAGGATATTGGTCTGTACGATGAAAAGATTGAAATTGAGGGTATAGATGGATTCCAGGAGCAAAATGGCTCCATAATGATTGATAATGAAGTAATCTACTATGAAAAGGTTACTCGTGGTCCTGATGTTATCATTACTCCAGGTTTATCGTATCCACAATTTAATAAGAAGAAGCAACAGCTAGAAAATCCCTTTACACTGTTTGATGGAGTCCAAAATACCTTTGCATTATCATTTTTAGGCACTCCAGTCGCTCCTCCTTCGGCAGAGCACTTAATTGTGACTGCTTACAACACAACGATGGTACCAAACGTAGATTACTACGTTGAAGGTCTTAATTTACGTTTTCAGGAGCCTCCAAGAGATCAAATTGGATCTGATGACTCAGAATTCACTTCTGTCACTTATTTGGTTGGATATTCGGATCAAACGATCAAAACATGTGATGCTATCCCTTATCAAGAGTGGCAAAACACA